CTGGAAGGCCGTAGCTGATCACGCGTGGGATTACAACGACGCGTATGACGTGATGGCGCGGTTGGGTATGCCGCGCAAGCATATGCGCATCGCGCCGCCCACATTGACCGCGGCCGGCATCGCGCATCTTGGACTCGCAGCTCGGGCATGGCCCAGGTGGTTCGAGAAAGTTTGCGCACGACTCGAAGGCGTTCGGACTGCGGCCTATTACGGGCGACACGCTGTTGAACCGCGGCGACGTCAGGGCGAACGCTGGGAAGACACATTCAATCGTGAGTGCATCGAGACTGCCCCTGACTGGATTGCCCAGCGCGCGAAGGAAGTTGTCACTTACTCGCTCGCAGTTCACAAACGTCATTCCAGCCAGCAAATGCCCGAGGTGATGCTTTGTCCGAAGTGCGGACTACTCGGAAGCTGGAAGAACCTCTGCAAGGTTCTATTTATGGGTGATCCGTTTGGAATGAAAACCAAACTGGCACCGCTTGAGCCTGAATTCTTTCGGGCGGGAGCAGGTACGTGGGGCGGCGGGAAACCGACCTGGTGATGGGTGTTGTCTTAACGAGCACCGACTGAGTACAGACGGAGTCGCAATTCGCTAGCTATATGGGACAAGGCAAAGGCCGCAAGGAAGTCGCGAAAAAGAATCAGGCGCTAGAACGGTTAGAGATCGAATATGTGTCGGTCGCGACCATTCGCCCGAACTCTTACAACCCGAATCAGCAAAGTGACTATGAGTTCGAATTGTTATGTCGATCCATTAACGAAGACGGTTTTACACAGCCAATTGTCTGTCAGCGCGAGACTCGAGAGTTTGTCGACGGCGAGCATCGCTGGACCGCGGCTATCGTTCATCATTACCTGAAGAAGAACGGCTTAGAGATCAGTACTCAAAACTGTCGCGAGGCGAGAGATCAACGCTTTGAGATTCTGGATCCGTCGCTAGAGATCCCGGTCGTATTCGTCGAGATGTCCATCGAGCAGATGAGAATTGCCACGCTGCGCCACAATAAGGCGCGCGGCAGTCACGACATCGAGCTCGAAGCACAAGTACTCCGCGATCTGCAGAAGCTTGGAGCAATAGACTGGGCCCAGGAATCGCTCCAACTTGATGACGTCGAGCTCGATCGCTTGCTGAATGATGTCGCCGCTCCAGACGCGTTGCATGCGGATGAGTTCTCGGAGGCGTGGGAGCCGGACCAGCTCAATGATGAAGACGCTAATGCGCCGTCGACCAAAGCACGGGTGGTAATAGCAAGTACGCACGGCGGCACGATGGTTACCGCGATGACGCCGGCGGCAATACAAGCCACGCGCGAGCGTGAAGAGCGAATCAGAAAAGCTACCTCAGACGAAGAACGCGCACAGGCGCGGAAAGAATCTTCGCTGTACCGACTATCTCTGATCTTCCACGGTGAAGAGGCCGGAATCGTGAAAGCGGCACTGGGGAACGAACCAGCGGTTATGCTGGTAAACCTGTGTAAGAATTCTCGCGGGATGGCGCAGCCTGGTAGCGCGGCTGGCTCATAACCAGCAGGTCGTCGGTTCAAATCCGGCTCCCGCAACCAACCTTCAATGAAAAACAAGCAGGCGGCCGTCGATGCTTTCGCACGATACCTTCGAAAACATCCCGACTCGGCCCTCCATCAGGCTATGAAGAACGGAGGAGATGGCCGATCGCGATTCGCTTCAGCCTGCGCAACGAGCTTCGGACTGACGCCATCCCGGGTCAGTTATGAAATTGACCGCTTCGTTAAGGAGCGGGATAGAGAGCATCGTGGATCTGTGGGAACAGCGCCCGGACGAATCGAGTCAAGCTTATAGGGCATTCGCAATCTATCGTGATCTTGGCATCGACCGCTCGATCGCGGCCGCGTACCGCCAAAGCACAAAGAAGCCGAAGCAATTACCCAGTGGTCGTTGGAAAGCTTGGAGTGCACGCTATCAGTGGGACTCGAGGGCGAAGGCTTATGATGCTCATCTCCACGCGATCGAACAGCGGGCACGAGAAGTAGAGATAGCAAAGCGTGCTACGGAAATCGAACGTCGCCGACAAGTAGCACAGGACTCGTCTTGGGCGCTCTTCGAAGAACTGAAGGCAAAGCTTCAGCAGATGTTGAAGCTTCCCGTCATCTCCGTCACCGATTCGGATGGCAAGAAAACAGTCAATCCGGCGAAGTGGGATTACAACTCGGTTGCGCGAGCGCTCGAAGCCATGACAAAGCTCGCGAAGCTCGGCGCTGGGTTGGATTCGGGAGTGATTACAAATCTCAATATCGATTGGGATTCGCTGACAGAGGAACAGATTGAACGGATCGCCGCGGGCGAGGACCCAGCTCGCGTCATTGCAAGTACGCGCAAGAGCAGCGCTTGAATTGCGGCGCCGGGGCCAAACGTTCAGCGAAGATAAGTCGGAGCTGACCCGATACGATCCGATCAGATATGTAAGCGAACGATTCGGATGGGCGCCGTGGCGCGGGACCCCGGATGCGCCAGGCCAGGCCGAAGTATTCGATGCATACGTTCTCGCGCTTCGACAGCAGCATGAGCGCGAGGCATTCGAGGCCGGGGAAGTTACCGAAGCCGAATTGCAATACTGGCGACCAGGTCAGGTCATAAAGAACCGGATCAGGGTCGAAGCCGGACACACAGTCGGAAAGACAAAAGCTGCCGCCGGCTTGATAAGTCACTTCTTCGATCACTTCGCACCTTCGATCGTCTACACTTTTGCGCCGAGCTGGGAGCAGGTAAAGGATCTTCTTTGGAAGGAAATCGGCACGGATCGCGCAGACAAGGCGCTGCCCGGCCGGGTCCTGGATAACTGCGAACTTAAGTACAAAAAAGATCATTTCGCAAAGGGCCGCGCGACGAATAACACCCACGGTCGGGGTACCGAGCGGGTTCAAGGCCAGCACGGCAAGTATTTGATGTTCGTGCCCGACGAGGCTGAGGGCGTCGCGGATTATGTCTATGATGCAATAGACAGTATGACGAGCGGCGGCATCACGATCGTGTTGATGCTCGCTAACCCGCGAACACGAACAAGCAAGTTTCATAAGGCCGGCAGCTTCTCCAACGTCAAGAACATTCGGATCTCCTGCTTAAACCATCCGAACGTTGTCCACGGTCGGGAGATCGTGCCCGGTGGTGTCAAGCGGCAATATGTAGAGGAGATGCTCGAAAAGCACTGTGAGATAGTGCGCGAGCACAATGCTGACGAGCACACGTTCACTATTCCGTTCAGCGTTCAAGTAAACGGGATTACCTATCCTGCCGGAACGATCTTTAAGCCTGACCCGGAATTCATGTTTCGCGTGTTGGGCATCGCGCCGGCGAGCGTCTCTGATAAGAACCTGATTCCGGTCGGCAGATTTGAAGCCGCAACGAAACGCACGCCGCAACCTGATCGCCCTCAGTGCATGAGGATAGGGGTAGACGTTGCGCGATTCGGTCGTGACTTCGGAACGATCTACATCCGGTACAACGGCGCGGTCTGGTGCGCCGGGCGCCCTTCGCGCGTCGATACAACTGAATACGTTCAGTCAATCAAAGCGGCAGCGCTTTCAGTCAAACGTCAGCACCCAAACATCACGAGCCTGCACGTTCGAATTGATGGAGGCGGCGGATTTGGTCGCGGCGTCGCGGACCGCTTGAAAATAGACGACGAGATGATCAGAGCTTTTCCTGATTTCGTCGTGCTTGAAGTTCACTTCAACGCCACGCCTCGGGATGAAGCTGCATTCTATGACGGCATCACTGAGTGGACGGCCGATGTCGCCGAGTCGCTGAAGATCCTAGCGATAATCAACCCACCAGAAGCGCTGCAGGCTGATTTGTGTGAGCGCGAATACGGCTGGCGGAATGCCAAGGGTAAAGAGGTCAAGAAACTGGAATCCAAAGAAGAGGTTCGCCGCCGGTTGAACCCGCCACGTTCGCCTGACGATGGGGATGGGTTTGTGCTCGCCGCCGTGAGCGATCACCTTTTGGCACTACCCGACATATCAGTCATCTCGTTTGGAAAAGCGAGGGGTTGGTAAAAGATGGAAGATTACAACCCCTTGGGGATCTACGAACCTACGCGCGCTGTCCCAGATAGACAACTCGATCGCGGCACGCTCGTCCATTCCCGCACGCTGACTGGCGGCCGACTGTCTCGAGATAAGGACGCAGACTTCTACGTCGGGGCCTTCAGCATCTTCCCGCCCGCCAGTCCCGAAATGGACTGGAACATGCATCGGCTCGATAGCAAGATGCTGCGGCGAATGTCGGCGGCAAGGCTGTTGGAGCTCTTGCAGGATTTCTCACCGGAAGTAAGCCGAGGCCTTTGGGACTTCCTGCGGATGTGCAACTCGGGCGTCGAGATAACAGCCTCTAATCCAAATACGGGGAAGCCTTACAAGCGGGGCCAGCAAGCTGTCGATGGCTTTCTGAAGATACTTAAAGGTTATTACGGATCGGTTGACGTACTTTATCATCGGCTGTTCTTTTCGGCTTGGTTGCGCGGCGCAGTTTTTAGCGAACTAGTCCTAAATAAAGAGGGACGTCTTCCAATCGATATTGCAACACCGGATCCCTGGACTGCACGTTTCAGACGCATTGTTGACGAGGAACGCGGGTATATCTGGGAACTCGGTCAATGGCAAAAGGGAGAGTTCGTCTCTCTTAATCGCGAGACGATTCAATACGTTCCTATTGATCCGTTTCCCAACTCACCCTACGGACGGCCAATGGTCAGCCCGGCGTTGTTCGGTGCGATGTTTCTGATGGGCCTGCTTCACGACTTGAAGCGGGTGGTTGAACAGCAAGGATACCCCAGGCTCGATATAAGCGTCGATCTCAGTGCGATGCGCGAATCGATGCCGGACTCGATTAAACAAGATCCCGCAAAGTTCAAGGCCTGGGTGGATTCGGCGATCGCCGAGATCGCCGATTATTACAGCAAGCTCGAGCCGGACGACGCATATGTTCATACGTCCCCAATCGCGGTCAATAGACCGGTAGGTGCTGTCGACGCGAGAAGTCTTGGCGCGGTGGATGGACTCCTGCGAGCGCTCGATCGAATGCTCTTCCGCGCGCTAAAGACCATGCCTCTCCTTATGGGGTCTAATGAGGCGACCTCAGAGACGCATGCGAATCGACAGTGGGAAATCCACGTTGCTTCGATCCGCGCAATCCAGCATCCGGTCGAAACGGTGCTGGGTCGATTCTTCGAGCTAGGCCTGCAGGCACAGGGCATAGCCGCGAGCGTCAAGGTTGAGTTTGCAGAGCTCCGGGCCTCAGAAGAGATGCGAGACGCCCAGGTTCAACAGCTCAAACTCAAGAACGCTCGCACCGCATACGATAACGGCCTGATCAATCAAGATGAGCAGGCGACGATGGCGCTCGGAAAAGATAAGGCAGATCAGGCGGCGCCGCGTGCGGCCGCGGATACCGCATTAATCGATCTGGCACCAATCGATGAGTCCGCAAGCAGAAATAGGGGACGAAATACTGGCGACCCACACTCTGATGCCGGTGAAGAGGATTCTTTCGGCTGGCCGAACTAAGTCAAGGAGACAACATGGGAAAGACAAACGTCGATGAATTAGCAGCGACCAGCGTAGATGTTGGCGCAACCAACATAATCGAGTCCGAGATTGCGGTACTCGACCAGGTGACGCCGGGGCAGGCCGCTGCAAGCAAGGCTCTGGTGACCGACGCAAACAAAGACGTGCGTGGCGTTGGCGTAGGGCGAAAGGTCACCGCCGCGTCTGCTGATGGCGCGATCGCCGTTAAGAACGGCACGGTCTATATCACAAAGGGAACGGCCGCAGCGCTCACGTTGGCGGATCCGGTGGCCGGTGACGACGATGGCTGCGAGCTTCACATTGTCTCC